ATAACTTCATTTTCATCAACAGGCTCATTTAACATGTCATTTCTAGAAAGATAATCCGCCATCGTGTCTTTTTTAGAAGGTTCTTTCAAAAGTTGAGAAAAAGTTTGCTTGGTAGGAATACTCATTTCATCTTTATAAACAGCATTTTCACTCAAAAGAGAAGGATCATATCTACCACTTGCATATGTAACATCTTCCGTTGGAGAAAATTTAGGATTATTTTTATACACTAATTCAAAATCTTTTTTGGTACTAGGATATAATTCAGAAATTGAATGATAAGCATCAGGCAATCCGTAAGCACCAACAGCCAAATTGTTTCCTTTAATAATTTCACTAGTAAAAGTATCGTAATAGCTGTTCGTCAAATGAGAGACAGAAATAATTTCATCTAACATTCCAATAAAAGTATTCAAATCACCTTTAGCATCTGTTGGAGTTAGATTATTTGTAGCAATATCAGGATTAAGTGTAGTATTTTCCATATTCTTGAGAGCAATTGTCTCAATCTTTCTAGATGCTCTATAGATAGAATCCGGATTATTCCACAACTTTGCATTGTTCTTTATTACAGGCATTATATTATATTAATATATATTTTTTTCTAAAGTTTAAAATCTAAAGTAAATGATGTTCTTTAATATGTTTAGAGGCTTGTCCTAAAGTCATTCCGTGTTCCTTCATTAATTTTGAGACAAGTTGCCCTCTAGCAGTAGGGGCTTTCTTTTTACCAGCACCTTTCTTTTCATATGTCATCAATGCTTTTGGATAAGGCATATGAGCCTGTTCTGCGTACTGATGCTGTGAATGATCTAGTAAAGCACCACCCTTCTTTCTGCGTCCTTTACCCTTTGGCTTACCTGCTAAAAACTCCATCCAAGTTCTTGGTTTTGGAGGAGGAACATGTCTATACATACCAGTTCTAGTAGCCTGTTGATATTCCGGTTCTAGTTCGTAATCTGCGTGATTTACCATATCGTATTCATCATCGGACCCTTCATATGGTTCTACAGCAGCAAATTCACGCTCTAAAGCCTCCTTTTCACGCTCTAAAGCCTTTTTTTTTCGTCTTGCTTCATCGTTTAATTTAGGACCACTTCCTCCTTTCTTGTGACGACCCATAGCCATCATCAAAGGAATAGCAATTGGAGCAGCCTGTTTAGCAATATTTCCAATATCTTTCCAACCAAAACCGCCAACTGCTTTTCCAATTCCTCTAGAAATCGTATGATCTGCACTCTTCAACGCTCTCCCAAAAGCATTTCCACCGGAACCCTTTGACATATAACTTTTAAGAGCATCTTTAGCCATATCCTTACCAATATCTGTAACAACAGGAATTAACGATTTTCCAATATCTCCAGCAATAGGAGCAGCAACCTTGCCTACAGATTTAAAAGCGTTTCCAATATCTTTAAATCCAAAACCTCCATGTACTGAAGGATGACCGGCAGCTAGTAAAAGAGGAGCTAAAGGAGCCAAGTTTTTAGCCACACCAACAAGACTATCTAGAAAACCAGCTCCGTGATAATGATGACACATTTGTATATGTGCTAAATCCTTTTTAGTTAATCTCTTTCCAGCCGTAAGTTTATTATACAAAGAATGACCTAGTAGTCCAGCCATCTGCATTGCCGCTTCAGGATGGTTCAATATTTGATCTGCTGCTCCACTAATACCCTTTTTAGCCATATCCAACGCCATTTTAATTTCACCCTTTCCACCGGATCTAGCAGAGCCTTTTGTCATATAACTCTTAAGAGCCTCTTTAGCCATATCCTTACCAATATCCGTAGCAACAGGAATCAACGATTTTCCAATATCTCCAGCAACAGGAGCAACAACACGACCAACCGAGCTAAAAGCGTTTCCAATATCTTTAAATCCAAAACCGCCTTTTCTTGGTCTGCCTCTGCGTCTTCCTGAACCCAATTCCGTAGATTGAAATTCTGTCATTGGAGACATTTGATTCAAATGGTTCAAAGGGTAAGTATATGGAGGAAATGGATAAGATGCGTGTGCTTCTGTTGCTGAATGTCCCATATCCATTCTTCCTTCACCTCTTCCTGAACCTTTAATATAACTTTTAGCGGCATCAATTGCTAATTGTTTCCCAATGTCAAGAGCAACCGGAGCAACGGATTTTCCTACACTAGAAACGCCGTGACCTAAATCACTCCAAAAACCTCCGCCAATTGTATGTGATACAGGACCTCCAACGGCTAAAGTAGAAGGATACTGGAAATTGGTTAAACCAGGAAGGGGATGTTCTCTCAATCTCTTTCCACCAAACATCTGCGGTTGAGGATAAGTTTCAATAAAATCCAATTGATTCTCACGGATGTCATCAGCAAGTTTTCTGTAATAATCTTCCATTATATCATATATAAATAAAATAAATAACTAAAGTAATATATTTTATTTTTTTTATTTAAAATCTATCTTTTTTAAGGTAAAGAAAAAATCTAAAAAAATCTAATACTATTTCTCTCAAAGTAATATTCCCTTAAAGATGTTTTGAGATTTTCCTTCTAGCAGCTCCACTAGTGACAGCAGCAGGGAAAGCACCTCCACTAGTAGCACCACCGGAATGAGCTCCGCCGTGTTCCGCCATCTTTTTCTTAAGATGTCTCTTCAACATGTGAGCGATGTTAGACATACCTAAATTGCCGGACTTACCGCCAACAAGACGAGCATACTCACTCGTGTCAAGATGAGGAACAGGATTCTCCTCCTTCGTCTTCAAAATCTGATCTTTCGTCAAAATTCCGGTAAAAATTTGACTTGTGCCTTGCTGCGTAGCAAAAAGTCCGGAATTTATCGTGATTATTACGATTTCCGGGGTCACAGAGTAGTTAAACTGGTTAGTAACTTCCATTTGGATCAACAGCTGATACTGACCGAGTGACGATGACGATAAATAACTGGGAAGGGAGAAATCATATACAGGGTCAAGCACCAAAAGAGAGCCAGTAGTAGGAACGAAATTACCATATCCATCAAAGTTTTGATTAACAAGAGCCTTTCCACTAAACTCCAAAAATTCCTGTTGCGAACCATTGCGAACCGAGATGTCCCACAGATCCTGCTGCGTAGCAGAAGCAAGAAGACCGGAAGAGTTGTTGAATGAAACATTAATTTTGTTAATCGTTAAAAACGAAGAAGTGAGAGACCAATTTTGATTAGCCATAGGAACACGAACACCAACCAAGATAAGGTCCGGCACTTGATTTAGCTGCAAAGATGCACTAGTTAAAGAAGCCGTGTTTGATACTCCAGGAGTATTAGCAGGACCAATTGGCGTTTGGCTAGAAGTGATGTACCTAGGATAATCCAAATATGGAACGATATTTTTAGTGCTAATCTTTGCATACTGCTCCGGCTGTAGAGAAAGGAAATTAAATAAAAGTCTAGTGTTAGAGAAACCAACCGGCTGGTTTGCATTTCCTAAAGTAATAGACTGGATATAAGAAGTAGGATTAGCAATAGAACCAGTAACATATGGCGTACCATTACCTGTGCTCCAAAATCTCTTACATGTGCTGTCAATATTGAGGACAAGCGACATATTATTAACACCAATAAGACCAGCCGAGTTTCCAGGTTGGCTATTGATAAGAGGAGACAAAAACAAGAAAGGTTCAGTAACCTGGACTGACCCCTGCACGACCCAAGTATCATTTACAGAAGTAGAAACAAGAGAATGATCTGCCTGTAAAACACCATTAATATAGTGAGCTATATCATTTGGATTAATAGTAACTGGATAAGCACCACGAGGGCTAAAGTCAATATCATACCCATCATTATTGAAAGATGCTAAAGGATTGCTGTTAGAACCAACAGCATTTGGATACTCTCCCCAAGCACTATCCGGATAAGCAGGAGTAGTGCTGTTGTAGCGAGACAACATTCTATTGTCGTTCATTCTCATCAACATTGGAAGAACATCCTGGTAATTGGTACTTGTTGAGACATTGTTAATTGTGAGCTGTGCTGTCGTGAAAAGACTATTCAAAGGGAAAGCCTGAAGAGAATCCGTTAAGCCGTAATTTAAAGCAAGAGCACCAGCAGGAACAGCACCAGGCCCACCACTTTGATTACCAATATTTAGCGTAAAGGCAATCGTGGATTGGATACGAATATGACGATCAATAAGGATGTTTTCCGAG